GACGTATGCCGCATAATTCATTCCGGCGACCACTACAAGGGCAATGCCCTTTGTTTCCTTGCCGACCTTTTCCGCAAGACTTGAACCCGCCTTGATGCCGTTTTGCGCCGCGTTGGATTCCGCGCCGCTTGCCGCGTCAAATTGGGTGTGAAGCGCAACGCCATCGCGGAATATCATGTAACCCGTCGATGAAAGCAACGCCCCGGTCTGCATCATGTAACCCTTATTGTTTCGGGCTTCAATCAGGCACATTTCACCCAACCTTTGCAATCGGGCGATTTGCTTCTTCTCGACCATTTCCAAGAATGCGTCAAATCGCTTTGCAACATCGGCACGGGTGAAGTTCGGTTTTATAGCCATAGCCGACAATGAAGTTGTGCGGGGTCAAAGTTCAGGCAAACGCCCTCAATTCGGACGCTTTCGCAATCTCGGTCGTTTGCAATTACCACCTTTGTGCCGATGCTGACTTTCGGGCAAGATTTGGGGCATTGAATCAGGGATGTGGCTTTGTGATATTCACCGCCCGCAACCTGAAATTCCGCCCCGCGTCCGTCCGATTCTTCACGACACATCGAAAGGAACTTGCGCGACACATTCGATGCCGTCCAATTACCTTGTTCATCCTGAACCGATGAATCGGCAACTTCGATGAAAAGGAAATGCGGATATTGCTTCACACTTGCCATAATCACCAAAAGTTTGAACGGTTACGAATTTTCGGTTTTGCTTCCAACACGTTTTCTTTGCCAAGTTCCCGACAAATTGAGTTGTACCACAATTTGACCGCATCCATGTTCCACGAAATCGAATATCCGCCCTCGGAAACATTCTGCATCATTGACGCAAGGACAACCGACACGCGATTGTATGCGGCAAGGTCACAAGCTGCGATGTCGGCGGGTGCGTCCGCGTCCATCCCGGCTTTAAGTAGTATCACGTCAATGTCGGTTTCGGACACGTTCAGGTTGCCCAAACTCATTGACAAATATTCCTTGTTGGTTTTTGTTGCCATGTCGAAATCTTGTTAAAACCGCCGGGGAATCATCCGGGGAATCAACCCCGGCGGTCGATGTTAGTTTTTAGTCCACGATGTGGCGTTAATCTGCATCAGGACGGAACGACCCGAAAGTTTCCATGCGGGGAATGCGTTTGCAATGCCCTCGGTAACTTCCTTGACGGGGGTTGCGTCGTCGGAATACTTCTGCACAAGGGTGTGACCGTGCATGACCTTTTCGGCAACGCTGCCGGGGCGTTTCTTTGCTTCGATGGGCTTCTTCCAAAAAGTTGTGCCAAGCACTTTGCTTTCCGAAAAAAGAATCACATCATCTTCAAAGGGGTTGCCCGTGATGCGTGTGCCGTCGGCAAGTTCAACCGTGATGTCTTGGTCAATCACGATAATCTGCAAGCCTCGGAATGTTTCGGTCTTTTTGGCAAGATAAGCGTTCACCGACTGCAAGCTGGGTGCGTCGTTGGTGTCGGTCAGGTTCTGCACAAGGGTTGCGCAACGCTTGTAAACCTCTTCTTGCGATGCAAGTTTTTCAAAGGTTTCCACGTTCATAAACGCAAACTTGTACTTCGCGCCGTAGAGAGTGCGCCCAAGTTTCAGGGCTTTGGGGAAATCCTTTGTTAAGGGCTTGCCCGAAGTGCCGGACGCATAGGACGTTGTAACGCCGATTTTCTGTTCGGCGGGAATCAGGTAGTCGCAATCATATTCGGTCACGACCGTGGCATTGTTGGAATTTGTGATTTTCAGCTTGCCACCGCACGAAATTTGTTTGAGCGCAATCCATTCAAGGCGGGCGGCAACGCCATCCCAACAAAACTTGGTGTCCTCTGCCCAAAACTCGACAAGGGCGATAAGGTCGGCATTGCCGGATGCCATCGCAACCATGATGTCATATTCGGTGAGTTCATCTTCAAGTTTTTCACGCGAAATCGTGATTTTGGGAATATCGCCCTGAACACGCGCAATGGCATCACGGGTTTTCTTGGGGATGCTTGAACCCCTTGCCGTCAGGTCGGCGGCAATCTTTAAGCCCGTTTGCGCTTCAAGCACTTTCCACGTCAAAGAATTGGTTTCTTTGAGCGGAAAAAGTGTGGGGTAATAATACTCTTTAAGGTCATAGGTGCGGATTTCCGCTTCCATGTCCTTTTCGGTAAGCCCCACCATCAGTGTTTTCTGCATAATGTTGGCGTGTTAGGGGTTAAAAATAGATGATGCCTTTCAGGGCTGATTTGATTGCGTTGGACACGGCGGGGGCGTTGGATTCGCGCACCGCACCGATAAGCCACGCATCAACCCAAAGGTTGTCGCCGTCGGGGTCAACGTCATAGTTCGACCCGGCAATGGCGATTGGCTGAACTTTAAGGGTGGTGTTCGCTCCGGCGGACTCAAAGGCGGTGTCGCCCACCTTGACGGCTTTTCCAAGCGTCGCGGAAAGGGTGATAACATCCTTTGCGGGGTCGCTCTTGTCGATGGTCGAAATGACCTGACCGTTTTCGCCCCCGGCTGAAAAGCGGTCGCCCGTCTTGAAGTGATGCCCTTTGGCAACTTCATAAGCGGTCGCGGTGGCATCGGCGGCGGTCACAATCTGCGCGGTTTTAACCACGTTGAAAAGACCGTCTTTGCCCTTGCCAAGCGGCGTTCCCTCAAAAAGTGCCTTGCCGCCAAGTGTCGCGGTTTCGACCGTAACACCGCCGGGAATGTCGGCGATGCGGTGAACGATACATTTCACCACGCGGCTATCCTTTTTGCGTTTTACCTGCATTGTCATGCTTGTAAGGAATTAGGGGTTTGACATTAGAGTTCTTTGCCCGCGAACTGATTGTTTTCGGGCTTCTTGCTTGCCACATAGTCGGCGACGGCTTGTGAAACGCCTGATTCGCTCTTTGAGGAGAAAAGGGGCGAACCGCCGGAACGACCCATGTTTGTGTCGGCAAACGATTGATTTGCGGTTGCGATGTCGGCGGTCTTGTCGGCCAAGTATTCATCGAAAGAAGAATCATCATCGAACTTCATGCGGGCAAAATCTTTCAGGGTTTGCGCCTTGAAAGTTTCATCCTTGCACGATGCCAACGCTTCGTTCAGTCGTTGAAGCCTTGTTTTGTTGATGTTGTCGGATTCCATGCTTGCGATTCGGTCGGCATAAGGCTTGACCGCCGCGTCAACCGCGTTTTTCACGATTTCGGCGATGTTGTCAGCACCACCACCGCCGGGTTCGGTGACGGTTGCCCCGGTCTTTTCCTTAAAGTCGTACTTCTTGCGCAAATTGGTTTCCGATGTTTTTACACCGTCGGACACCTCTTTGTCCACATCCGCGCGGTAGTTCTTAATAAATTCACTGACTTGCGCATCGGTCAGTTTCTCAATAATCGCTTCCGCGTCCTCTTTTGTCGCACATTGTAACGCAAGCGAGCGTGCCAACTGCAACAATCCATCTTTTCGCGCGCCTGAAAATTTCGCGGTCAGTAACGCAAGTAATTCTTGGATGTTCATTCGTTGTGATGTTATTGGTTTACAAATCACCGCAAATTTAGTGTGTTTTATAGTGATACATACACGGGCGCGGGGGCAAGTTACACCCGACTTATTCACATTTTGCATTGCATCAGCATAAAAATAGCACTGCAAATGCAAAATTTTTCCTTGAAAAAGTTTGTTATTTCCAAAATAACAACTAACTTTGCGGTGTCTTACTATAAGACACAATGTTTAACCGTGGGCAACCCCACAACCTTTCGCAACAATGAACACAAAACAATTTACCGCAATAGAATTGATTGACGCAACGGGAAATGTCGTTGCAGATGTCTATGGTTACAAAACCGATAAGGGCGCAATCAATGATGTTGCCCGCGTTAATATTTGCGGATTCATGCAACTTTCAGGATTTAACACAATGTGGTTTATCCCCACCCGTTGGTCAATGCCACAAAATGTTATTTCAATTCAAGCCGAACTTTCCCGCCTGAAATCTCTTTATCCGACTGCAACAACTCGCATAACAAGTGATGGCGCACAATTCCTTAACGAATTACATCTTTCGTTCTAAAACTAACCGGGGCGGCACGTCCGCCCCTATAAAACAACCCCGTGTGTCTTATAGTGATACGCATAATATTTCGCAACAATGACTTTTACCCGTACCCCCGAAACAATCGCACTTAACGCCAAACTTGAAATCAAGGCGTTAAAAGGCTTGTACTTCAACACCCACAAAGGGATTTGCCGCTTCTCGCGCGGTCATGCGCTCTTTATCCCCGGCAAAGGCTTCGTGAAGTTCAAGCACGACACAACCGCCATACCTTACACCCCTTGCGGCGGCAAAAAGGCACTTGAAGCAATCATCGCCGATGGTGGTTTTGTCGATTATGATTCCCTTGAATTTGTCAACGCCCTTAATGAAGTTGTGGCATGAAGCCCCGGCACATCATCAAAGCACAACGCGCCCGCCTGATGTTTGATTTGGCGGTGCGCCGCCTTTCGGGTGAAATTACATCCGAACAACACCGGGCAATGTGCAAGCGTGTTGAACGTGCATTTGTAAACGTATGGTTTTGTAATGCAAAATAGCGTCTTACTATAAAACATTTTCAAGATGAACAACCGTCTTGCAAGACTTGAAGAAGAAGCAATCGCATTCATCCGTAATGCCGAAAACCTTGCGTTGCGCATGGATGAAAGGGGCTTCCATGTTGCCTTTTCAGGCGGCAAGGATTCCCAAGTGATGCTTGCGCTTGTTGAAATGGCGGGTGTGAAGCATCACGCCGAAATGCAAGTGACAAGCGTTGACCCGCCGAACCTGATGCGCTTCGTGCGCAAGTATTATCCGCAAGTCAAGTTGAACTTGCCAAAACTGAATATGCGGCAACTTATCATCAAAAAGAAAGTGTTGCCGACACGCATTGCCCGATTTTGTTGCGCGGAACTGAAAGAACAAGCCGGGGCGGGATGCGTCACTTGCATTGGCATTCGTGCGGCGGAATCAACCAAACGTGCCAAACGTCATGCAATCGAAGTTCAGGGGCAACGAATCGGTTATGACATAATCAATGACAAGTTGGTTGAATCAACGCCGGGCGGTGAACAACTTTTCGATATGGATTCCGAAACAAAGGTTTATTGCGTAAACGGCAAAGACAAAGTAACGCTTGCCCCGATTTTTAATTGGACGGACACCGACGTTTGGGATTTCATCAGGGAACACAACTTGCCTTATTGCGATTTGTATGACAAAGGCTTTCATCGCATTGGTTGTATGTTTTGCCCGATGTCACAACCCGCGACAAAGCGGCGCGAAATGCAAATGTTCCCTTTGGTCGCCGAAAGGGTTTATATTAAGGCAATCCGCGAACTTATGGCAATGGGCAAATATGACCGTTTCGATTCCGCCGAACAAGTATTTGAATGGTGGATTTCCGGCGAAAGCGTGAATGATTGGTTTGCTATGCAAGCCCGGAATAATAACCAACCAAATCTTTTTGATGATGGAAAGACCCCCGAAAGCAATTCTTGACTACATCAAGAAGCACAACCCCGGATTTGTGCCGATGCCCGCCCCGTCGTTTGACATCATGCCGCGACGGGCGGCGCAAACGCCCTTTGACATCACAACGGCATTCGACCGCCACACGGTGTTCCGAATCTCTTATTTGCCGTTTGTGTTCTTCGATGTCATTTGGGATTATATCGACACCCTTATGGATTTAGCCCGCATCATCGGCAACCGGGAAACAAGGCATCTTTCACGGGCATTGCGCGAAATCAGGGGCGAATATGACCGGGAACGGTCAAAGACCCTTGATTGGGAACACCGCACACGCATTGCGAAACACGCCGAACAATTCATTGAAGAATCCAAGCCCCTGACATGGGCATGGAAAATGATTCATTCGGAATATAAGCGCAAGCCGACCTTGTGTGTGCGATGTTTGCCGCCCTGACAAGATATGCCCGGCACTTCGATTCAATGATAACGGCAAAGGCGGGGCGCAAGCTGCACACCATCTTGCCGGACGAAGTCAGGCGAATGTAAATCTTGATTCCTGAATATTTGGGCGGAATGCCCCACACGCGCATCCGGCGGTTGGTCGATGCGCGGTTGCTCAAAGACTTCTTAACACAACCCTTAACCGATGAAGAAGAATGAATAAATCAAACATCGCAACAATCATCCTTTTGTGGCTGACCGTGCTTTTGGTCGCCCTGAAACTGACCGTTTGCCCCGGCTTGAATTGGGGATGGGTCTTTGCGCCGATATGGATTCCGTGCGCCGTCGGCATCATCGCGTTTTTCGCGGTCGTTACGTTCTTTTCAATCCTTAAACGCAAGAAGTGATGGATGAATTAGCACTTACAATCCCGCAAATGGACGCATTAAAGCGCACGGGGATAGACACGACGGACGCATCAATGCGGTGGGGTCATGTCGCAACAACGATTGACAAAACCATCTTCACAATCATTCCGACCATTGCCGTGTCGGATGAAGTGATGCCGCACACGTCGCCCGCTTACACGTTGGGCGACATCCTGAACAAGTTGCCGACAATCATTCCTGAACCCAATCCAATGCCGTTGACCCTGAAACACGGTTTGTCCGGCAAATGGTGTGCTTACTACGGGCAAGCATCGCCATGTTGTGTCGGCGATAGTCCGCTTGAAGCGGCTTTTGCGATGCTCTGCTTCGTCGCTCAATATTACCCCACCACAATCAAGCAAATCAATAAATAAAATGCAATGACCATGCAATCAACCCTTTTCAAAATGGAATCGACAATCAAGAGCCTTTCGGAACGATTCAACCTTTCGGTTGAGTTCCTGACCGAATTACACGACAAAATCGTGGACAAAGAAAACTTCACCCGTGCCGTGCGGATGTTCATGGACGGGTTGATGCCTTACGACATCGCAACCGGGAAAGAACCCATCAATGTTGCGGAATTGCGCCACAAGGTCGCCGCCGACATCGTGGCATTCCGCAAGGACAAGACGGCGAAAATCCGCGCCGCCCTTGAACAACAAAAGCGCATCCAAGAATATTATTCCGGGTGCAAGTCTATAAGATACCCCAAGAAAACCAAAGGCGGCGTTTCTGACATCGCTTTCATCAAGAATGGATACTTGGTTGCCCTCGCACATTTTGAGCCGTCAGCGGGCGGAATTTACGCCGCCGACAATGAAGTGATGCCGGGGTGGAATTGGCGACCCCATGAATATCTTGCCCGGCTTCGTAAGCTGAACAAAGCCTTTTATCGGGAAATCAAAAAAGCGGCGGTCAATTCGCCCCGTGAATGGTTCGACTTCAACGCAACAACGAAATGACAAAAGAACAAGACCAATTCAAACAATGGGTGAATGGCACATTGCGATTCGCCGCCCGTGACGGTGGCGGTGATTCGGGGCTTTCCCCGTCTTGGATTCCTCGATTGACTGCACCCGTGCAACCGATTCGCAAGGAAACCGCCAACATGATTGAATCCTTTTTCTTCCGGGGCGATGAACTTCTTGCGGAAACATTGAAACGTGTGCCGCCAAAAGAACTTGAAGAATTTCGCCGCCTTGCGTCGAAGTGTGAAAGTCAAATTTCCGATAGCGGCTTGCCCGCTGAAATTATTGAAATGCTGACAAATGAAGTGCTTGAATATATCCAAAGCGATGAATTTGCGGCAAAATTTCGTTATCTTTGCATATTAAACGCCATAAAAGATGCAAACCGCATCC